CCGAGGAAGATCTGAAAGACATTTCGGGGGTCAACGAGGCATCGCTGGGCCAGATCCAGAACGTCCAGTCCGGGCGCGCGATCGAGGCCAAGCAGAAGCAGACCGTGATCGGCCTCGAGCTCTACATCAACAACTACAAGCGCTCGAAAACGCTGCTGGGCGAAAAGGAGCTCGAGCTGATCCAGAGCTTCTACACCGAGGCCCGGATCCTGCGCATCACGGGCGACAACGGCAAGCCGATCGACGTTCCGATCAACCAGAAGAAGGCCATGGCCAACGGGGCAGCCGCCGCTACGATCGTCAACGACGTCACCTACGGCAAGTATCAGGCCGTGGTCGACGACACGCCGATGTCGGCCACGTTCCTGGAAGCCCAGTTCGCCGAGCTGTTGATGCTCAAGGAGAAGGGCCTGCCGATCCCCGACGACGTGCTGCTTGAGGCCTCGTCGGTCGGCAACAAGGACCAGATCAAAATCCGCATCGCGGCCGCGCGCGCTCAGATGGGCCTGCCGCCCGATATGCCGTCGCCAGACCCCAACGCACCCCCGCCAGCGCCCATGGCCGGGCCGCCAGGAGCGCCGCCCGCCATCGCTGGGCCTGCCCCAGCCGGGCCGCCCATGGCCCCGCCAGCGGCCGCCGCAGCGCCCCCAGGAGCCGTCCTATGATCTTCGACAACAAAGTCGCGTTCCAGTCCGTCATGGCCGAGCTGGCCAAAGAGGCAGGGGGCTACGGTTTCGTGGCCTTTGCGCCGTGGAACGGCCAGATCCGGGGCATGGTGAGCCCGGATCCGACCGGCGCCTTGGCCCGCCCGGACCAGGAGCGCCAGGACCTGACGATCCGGCTTTGCCAGCGTTTGAACCGGGAATTGCCCTACGGCGGGTATTGGATCACCGCTTGGTTCGGCGATCAGCGCTGGGGCATGGCCTGGCTCGACCCGCAGCACGACATCCAGTTCTGGGTCGAGAACGACGAGGCATGGGTGCGCTGCCGGCAGGCGACGGACGAGCATTGGCTGGCCGACGCGGATACTGCATGGCGCAAGGCATTTGTGATAAAGTCCCAAATATTGGGGGTGCGGGCCGACCAGCAATACCAGCGGTCGATGGGCCAGCGGAACCCCGAGGGGCTGACATGAACCAGTTTTACGACCGGGCCGCCGCCGGACATCGGGCGCTCTCGCTGCCGACGAGCGTATCGTCGGACGGGCCGCCGCCGATCGGGCGTATCCGCGTTATCCCGCGAAAGAGGATGGTATGACCGACACGATTGCGACACCGAGCCCCGAGATCCCGCAACCAGCGCCGGCGTCACCAGCCGTCGATATGGAATTGCGCAGCGGCACCGACCCCGAGGACATCGCTTTGCAGGAGGCGATTGCCCAAGTGGCGGCTGAGGAAGCGGCGCAAGCTGGCATCATCGCGGACCCGGAGGAGCCGACCAAACCACAGGTCGCTCCGGTCGAACAGCCCAAAGCAACCCCGCAAATGGTTCCGATTGAACGGCTAAACGCAGTAATTGCCGATCGCGACAAGCATCGCGACACGGCAAACTACTTGGCCGGTCAGGTCGCAGCCATTCAAGCTGGATTGGCCCCGGCCACGGCACAACCGGATCCGGCAGCGGCGCCCCAAGCGCCTCAGCCCCCGGCAACCGTTGCAGAGGCACGCAAGCAGATCCGTGAGGGTCGCCTTGCCGTCCAGCAGGCCTACGACAATGCGGAGATCAATTCGACCGAGTACGCCGAGAAATTGGCGGCCCTCGACGACTTGTTGCTCGACACGGTGGAGGCCATCGCGGCCTCGGCCAAGTCGGCACCGCAGACCTCGCTGGTCGATGACGCCATTCAAACCCAGCACTCGCAAACGCTCGAACAGGCCCATCCGTATCTGACGGTGCTTACCGCGCCCCAGCTGCAGACCCTGGCCGACATGACGCGCGCGCGCTGGAATGGCGAGGGGAAATTCGCCCAGTTCGGCAACAACAAGGTCAAGATGGATATGGCGTTCCGCGCCGACATGGCCGCGTTGTCCGATACGTTGGGCCCGCAATGGGCACCCGATTTCAAGCCGCAACCCGCTGCCCCGGCCGTACCTAAACCCGGTGCCAAACCGCTTTCGCCCACGGCTGCGGCCCGGGCTGCAAAGCTGGATCTGGCCGCTACGATGGCACCGGATATCAGCACCATCGGCAAGCCGGGCGCCACGAACGAGCTGACCGAGGAGGACATCATGAAGATGTCGCCCATCGAGCTCGAGCGCGTGTCGCCCAAGCTACTCCAACGCTTCCTGCAATAACGGAACCCTAGAAACCCCTCACCGGGGGAAAGGAAGCAAGACAATGGCCTATACCGCCTTCGGGTCGCTGAGCGCGGCCCAAAAGAAACTCTGGGCAAACGAGGTCTCCAAGGCCGGTCGCGACGCCAATTTCTGGATGTCGAACGGCTTTGTGGGCAGCAACACGGCCGACATGACGAAGCCGGTGCACCGCATCACCGAACTGACCAAGACCGAGCGTGGCAACACGGCGGTCATGCAGTTGGTCGGCGATCTGCGCGGCGACGGCATCGTGGGCGACAACGAGCTCACGGGCAACGAGGAAGCGCTGGTGAACGACGCGATCGAGATCCGCGTCGATCAGCTGCGCAACGGCGTGCGCTCGAAGGGCCGTATGTCCGAACAGGAAAGCACGATCCGCTTCCGTTCGGTCGCTAAGGATACGCTGGCCTTCTGGCTGGCCGACACCTTGGACGAGCTCATGTTCCTGACGATCGCGGGCCGCTCGTACACCCTGACCAGCAACGGTGCGACGCGCACCGCTTCCCAGCTGCCGCAGCTTTCGTTCGGTGCCGATGTCGCGGCACCGACCACGAACCGCCGCGTGTTCGCTGGTGCGGCCACGTCGACCGCCACCCTCACGGCGGCCGACAAGCTGAACTGGAACCTGATCGTTCGCACCGTGGCGGTTGCCAAGCGCAAGCGCCTGCGTCCGATCCGCGCCGGCGGCAAGCCCTGGTACGCCCTGGTGTGCTCGACCGAGCAGCTTCGCGACCTCAAGCTCGACCCGGCCTATCAGGCGATTGTGGCCAAGGCGGGCAAGCAGGGTAGCGACAACCCGCTGTTCACGAACTCGGTGGCCAACGTCGAGGGCGTGATCATCTACGACCACCAGAAGGTCTGCAACACGCTGGGCGCCGCCGGTGGCTCCAAGTGGGGTGCGGGCTCGAACATCGACGGTGCGCAAGCGCAGTTCCTGGGTGCCCAGGCGCTGGGCCTTGCCACGATCGGTGAGCCCGACTGGGAAGAAGCGGACACCAACGACTACAAAAACCGCCCCGGCGTCGCCTACGGTCGGATCTTCGGGCTCCTCAAGCCGCAGTTCAAATACTCGAACATCGACGAACTGACGCGCGAGGATTTCGGGACGATCTCGGTCTACACCGCGGCTGCAGCCTAAAGGAGGGCTCAAACAATGGCTCAGAACTATCTCGTTCACGAGTTCCAGTTGAAGCGCCAGGACAACGGCGTTTCGATCCTGGCCGCTGGTGGCGTCGCACTCGTGGTCGCCGCTGGCGGCACCGATCGCGTCGCGCTCTACAATCCCGACAACAGCTTCGCCGCGCTCGCTCAGCCGATCGCGCTGAACTACGGGACCGGCCGCTTCGCGGTGCTCGACACCGTGAACTCGGTCGACATCTACATCATGGGCCCCGAAGGGGATTTCGTGGTGATCGAGGACGTGGTGGCAGGGTCGATCAGCGAAGTGATGATCGACATGCAGCGCCGGGTCCAGATGCTCAAGCTGCCGTACTCGGTGGCCGACAGCACGGCAAACACCGAAACCGACACGGGCTTCGATCTGCCCGCCGGTGCGGTGGTGCTGCCCTGGGGCGCCGGCGTGCGCGTGGCTGCGACCGATGCAACGGAGGACCTCGAGGTCGGCCTGCTCTCCTCGGAGAGCGGCGGCGACACCGACGGGTTCATCAACAACATCGCGATCTCCGGGGCCAACGGCAGCACGACGATGGCCCAGGCGCTGATCACCGTGGGGTCGAACGAACAGTTCTTTGCGTCGACCACCCTCGGCGTCTTGCTGGCAGACTTCCTCGCCGGTGCGGACGTGGCGGGCGACGTGGGGACCAACAACCCGAAGCACGCGGTTATCTCGACCGCGCGCTCGATCGTGTATCTGACCTCGGCCGGCACGGATACGGCCAAGGGCTGGTTCTTCTTCCAGTACATGCTGCCCCAGCGGTAACCGCCGCTAGGTGACCAAGTGCAATGAGAGGGCCCGGGCGCGATGCTCGGGCCCTTGATTGCACCAACCAAAGGGAAAACACGATGACCGACAAGAACGACGTTCCGGCACCCAAATCCAAGCCGTTCAAGGTCCGGGATCTCCTGGCCAAGACCGAGCCCCGCATCCATGAGGTCGGCGGCGTCGAGTACAAACTGACGGCCCAGAAATTTATCGACGTGCCGCGCGCGCACGCCCTGGCCTTCCTGTGCGACAAGTCGTTCGAGGTTGTCGACGACAAGGGCGCGAAGCTCGAGCCGCTGCCCGAGATCCAGAACGACGCCGCGACCGGCGGGATCCGCCTTCGCCCGGGCCAAGTCGTCGCCGCGTTCACCGAGCTCAACGACGAAGCGCTGGCCTCGCGCTGCTCGCGCCTGCCCGACAGCGAGCATCTGATCGAGGCGAGCCGCGAGGAAATGATCGACGCCTTGACCAACTACGTTCCGACCAACTCGTCGGCCGACGTGTACGGCACCGAGGCGGCACCGATGCCGCGTGGCGACATCGACCGCATGCTGGCCAACGGCAACTCGGCCCGCATCGCCAACTCGCTGCGAGCCTAACCCATGCCCGATGCCGGTCAGATGTCGGTGTCGGCCATCGCCGAGAAGGCGCTTCGGCGCATCGGCGCGGTCTCCATCGAGGACGAGGACATCCCCAAGCATTGGCTGCAAGAGGCGGCCGACTGGTTGGATATTGTCGTTCAAAATCTGACCGGCGTTTCGCGCATCGCGTGGCTGGTGCAGCGCACGATCGACCTGCCGCTGATCGAAGGCGAGCGCAATTACAGCCTGGTTCCGGTCAACCTGTCGGCCCAGAAGAACCGCATCGTCCAAGCCGATCAGACCGGGACGGCCGTTCGGCTCAACAGCATCCCCGACGAGGGGGTGCAGTTCCCGATCCGAGCCAGCATTTTCTCGAGCGCGGATCCGGGCCAATCCGAGCTGCCGGTCAAGCTGGCGCGGCGCTGGGAGTA